GTTTATAACTTAACGGGAGCAGGCGGAAGCGTTACAGTAACTATTACTGGAGCTTAGGAGTTTAAATGGCTAACACGACATCCGGAACAGCAACGTTCGGGAAAACGTTTGCGGTTGATGATATTATTGAAGAAGCTTTCGAGAGATGTGGTATTAGAGGAGTCGCTGGTTACCAGTTAAAAACTGCCAGACGCTCTTTAAATATTATGTTTCAAGAGTGGGCTAACAGAGGAATTCATCTCTGGGAAATTGGAGATGGGTACTTAACTCTAGTAGCCGGAACTAATGAATACATTGGCTACAGAGCTAGCTCGGATGGAACTTCCACTTTATTAAATAGTGCCGGTGCAGCTTTATATGGTACGGATGATGTTTTTGAAGCATCTTATAGAAGTAGCGCAGGTACAACGAGTCAATCAGATAGTCCATTAACAAAAATTTCAAGATCAACTTATTCTTCTTTATCTAATAAATTAGCTCAAGGACAACCATCACAATATTGGGTTCAAAGATTTATAGATAAAGTTACAATCACTTTATACACTACTCCAAGTTCAAGTCAGGCTGGAGATAGAGTTCAATTTTATTACATGAGTAGAATAGAAGATGCAGGTGCATATACAAATGCAGCTGATGTTCCATATTATTATATTCCTGCAATGTGTGCAGGTTTAGCATACTATATTAGTATGAAATACAACCCAGAAAGAACACAAAATTTAAAATTACTTTACGAAGATGAAATATTAAGAGCGGAGGCAGCGGATGGGTCTAGTAACAGTACGTATGTTACACCTAAGACTTACTATCCAAGTGTTTAATTATGGCAAGATATGCACAAGGAAAATTTGCACTAGCAGTATCAGACATTAGTGGACAATCATTTCCATGGAATGAAATGGTTACACAATGGAATGGATTGTTTGTACATTATTCTGAGTTCGAATCTAAACAACCACAATTAGATCCTAAACCAAGTGCTGCTGATCCAACTGCTTTACCTAAAACAAGACCTCAACAACCACCTGCAGATGCTTTAAGATTTTTAGAATTTAATCCATTAGTGACTTATGCAGCTGCTTCAGGAATTATAAACGTTAAGTCTTTAGACCATCAAAGAAGTTATGGAGATACTGTAAGATTTAGAGGACCTCCTACAACTTCTCCAGGTACAGGGACTCCTGATACAATTGGTGATGACGGACCCGTTGCAGGAAATCCTGTTGTTGCATTTGCAGACATTGCAAACGTAGATGGAATTTCTGGAGCAACAATTTGTAGGGCGGCAGGATTTACAATTTATCCAGGAAAATATACAAGTACAACTACAACTTTAAATGGAACAATTGATTCTTCAACAACGACTGTTGTATTAACAAGTGGAACAAGTTTTACAGGTGTTTCAACTGGAGTGGTTGAACCTACTAGTACGAATACAAGTGGCACTCCAACATGGGGAATTTTGATAGACACTGAAATTATTAGTTACACTGGAGTTAGTACTCATACTTTAACAGGCGTAACGCGTGGAGCATTTGGTTCTACAGCAGCTGCTCATACTACAGGCGCTACAATAAGATTATTAGAGACTCCAGCCAACTGGTACCATTTTAATAGTGGTGGAACAGCTACGACTGGTGGTATAAAAGGTGGAGGATGGAATATATCTTCTGGACCCGTAACATTAAAAACGATAGGACCACAATAATATGGCATATCTTTTAACAAATTTACAAGACGACATTAAAAATTACACTGAAGTAGGAAGTAATGTTTTCACTTCTGATGTGATGAATAAGTTTATCCAAAATGCAGAGATGAGAATATATAGAGCTTTTGATGCTGATTTAGAAAGATTTTATGCAACATCTACATGTATTATCGGAAATAGATATGTATCTATTCCTAGTGATCTTAGGGTCATTAGATATGTTCAATTAAAAGACGACGATGGAAACCAAACTTTTTTAGAACAAAGAGATCCTAGTTTCATGGCAGAATATTATGCAACACCTGGCTCTTCTTCTACTAGTATCCCTAAATATTATGGAAATTGGGACGAAGAGTATTGGGTTATCGCTCCTACACCAGATACAGCTTATGAAATTACCATGGCCTATAATAAAGAGCCTACTAGTTTAACAAATACTACTCAACCTACTGCGGCGCCAGCTGCTACTAATGGGACGTATTTGTCAAATAAATATCAAGATTTACTTTTATATGCATCTCTAGTAAATGCATATGGGTACTTGAAAGGTCCGATGGATATGTTACAATACTATGATAAAGCTTATACAGAAGCTTTAGAAACGTACGCGAGAGAACAACTTGGTCGTAGACGCAGAAACGAATATCAAGATGGGGTTATTCGTCTTCCTATTAAATCGGAATCACCATCAACTTATTAAGGAGATAAAAAAATATGGCAAACGTAATACCTTTTGCATTTCGTGGAGAGTTATTCACCGGGACGCATAATTTTGCATCAGGAGGCGATGATTTTAAATTAGCTTTGTACACTTCCAACCCTTACGACACATCTAGCACAGTTTATGTGGTTACCAACGAAGTTAGTTCTTCTGGAACTAATTATACTGCCGCTGGAAACACTTTAACAGGTAATGCTGTTGTAGCATCTACAGCAGTTGCAAGTTGTGATTTTGCAGATACGACGTGGACTTCAGCTACAATTACTGCAACGCATGCAGCACTTTATAACGATGATCAAAGTGATAAATTATGTGTAGTATTAGATTTTGGTGGAAGTTTTACTTGTACAAATGGTACATTTAAAGTTTCATTCCCTAGTCCAAGTACAGCGGCCGATGCAATTATAAGCATGGCGTAATAGGAGATAAAAAATGGCTTTAGTTTTAAACGACAGGGTTAGAGAAACCAGTACTACTTCAGGAACTGGAACTTTAGACTTAGCAGGAGCAGTAACAGGTTGGGAAACTTTTGTTGCAGGAATTGCAACAGGTAACACAACTTATTATGCAATTCATGAAGAAGGAACTGCTAATTGGGAAGTAGGAACAGGAACAGTTACAGACGCAACACCCGACACTCTTTCAAGAACTGCAATTACAAGTTCTAATTCAGATAATTTAGTAAATTTTGGTGGTGGTACATTAAATGTATTCTGTACTTTACCTGCATCAAAAACGACTGATATGACTATGACGACTGCAGGAGACATTTTGTATGCTTCTGCAAATAATACTCCAGCTCGTTTAGGTAAAGGAGCAGCAAATGAAGTGTTAGCCATGAATGCGGGTGCTACAGCCCCTGAATGGGTTGCAGCAACAACCGGTGATATTACTGCAGTAACGGCCGGAACAGGGTTAAGTGGCGGCGGAACATCTGGAGATGTTACAGTAAATATTGATACTACGGCGGTAACAGCAGCTTCTTACACTAACACAGATTTAACAGTTAACGCGCAAGGACAGATAACGGCAGCTTCCTCGGGATCAGCAGGCGCATCCTCGGGCTTCGCGGTTGCAATGGCGATTGCGTTATAGTATAGGTAAATTATGGCACAAAATTTTAAAAATTACATCACACGAGTAACAGGAACATCACCAGTAGACGCTTTAGGTGGCGCTACTAATAGTATTGACTGTTTAATCAGTGTGAGACTGGCAAATGTTTTAACAACAACAATAACAGTAGAAGCTTATATCGAAAGAGGTGGAAGCAATTACTACTTAATTAAAAATGCGCCCATAGTAAGTGGCGGATCTTTAGAATTAATTGACGGAGGAAGTAAAATTGTACTTGCATCTGGCGATCAACTTTATGTAAAAAGTGATACGGCTTCATCTTTAGACACGGTAGTAGGCGCAGTAGATGATATAAGTACTTAGGAGAAATCATGGCATATTTAGGAAACAAGCCCCGAAACAATTTATTAACCATGAACTCTTCGCAGTATGATGGCGATAATTCAGAAACAGATTTTACACTTTCACAATCCGTAGGAAACGTTAACGAAATTGAAGTTTACGTTGGAAACGTCCGTCAGGATCCGTTTTCAGCTTATTCAGTATCGGGCGGAACAACTTTAGCTTTTACAGCAGCACCCCCAACAGGAACTGGAAACATTTATGTAGTATAC